ATATCTGGATGAAGTGGATTTGAATATAAGTATTTATTGCTAATATTTTTTATTTTATATTCCAAATCTACATCACATGAATACACACATCCAGAAATCCTACTATTAACATTATCTTTTCTATCTGTTAAAATTTTATCCATTTCTTCATTTCCTATTCCATACCAAGGAATTCTGTTATAATTATGAACGAATTTTGTTCGAAATAAATCTTTTTTAATTATTTGTTTTGCCTTTTCTTTTTTATCTTCAATCATAAGGTGACCCTTTTTCGTTTTAGAATAAAAGTAAAATAAAATATACTTATAATGTTTTTTAAAATTATAAAGAATTGCTAATAATAAAAGCTTCCATTTATGTTTATAAATAGATAATAACATTTAATAATTATAAAGTATAATTTTTATATATTTTTTGTAAAATTGATTAATTAAAATATACATATAAGAATCATAAACATTATGTCTTTGAGACCAAACCAATTAAATGCAGTTAAAATAAGTAATGAAAATAATTTTAAATCAGGAGTTCATTTTCATGCGACAGGAACAGGAAAATCTTGGATCTCACTAGAAATTATATTAAACTATAATAACAAATTTAATAATAGAAATATTATTTGGCTATGTGAACAAAAGTCTATATTGATAGAGCAATTCAATAAAAAAACATTAAAAGAAAAAGGATATTTGAATATTTATAGAAAATTTATGATAGTTAATTATACAGAAAATAAAAACAAAGATTGGTCCAAACTACTAGGAATGGCTGCATTTTGGGGTAAACCAGTATTACTTGTAATAAATAGAAGTTTCTTAGTTTCGCAAAAAAAATATAAAAATATAAAAATACCTATTAGTTTAATTATACATGATGAGTGTCACTCTATTTGTAATAAAACTACTCGTGAATTTTATGATTACATACTAACAAAAAATAAGAATATTTCCTGTTTAGGATTTTCAGCAACTCCTAATTTAGAATTTAAACCATTCAACAATATATTAACTAGTTATTCTATTTACGATGCGTATTGTGATGACGTAATTTTAAATCCAAATATTAAATGGTTAAAAAGCAATAAAATTTTATCTAATAAAGATATTTTAACTTATTGTAAGTATGAAATAGAAAAGTTAGCTTATAAAAAAATAATAGTCTGGTGTGGAATGATTAACTTATGTATTATTACCGCAAAATATTGGAAAAAACACTTTCCAACATTTAAAATATGTATTGATACAAGTAAAGAAGAATTAAATTACAATAATTATGCTGACTTTTCAAAAGAGGAAAAAAATGCAATATTATTTTGTGCTTGTAAACATAGAGAAGGTTCAGATATTAAAAATCTAGACTGTTGTATATTTTTAGATAAAGTGGAAAATAGAAATGCAAAGACATTTGTTCAGTGTATTGGTCGAGTTTTACGAAGAGACAAATTAAATAAAAAAAAGGAAGGAGTAATAATTGATTTATGTGCTTCAAACTGTTTAAAAATTTGCGATAGAATGAATAACTATTTAAATTGTAAAAGCAACTTTCCATGGAAATACATTTATAAACAAAAAATAATAAATAAAAAATGTGTATTTATTAATCAACTAAAACTTATAAAAAATCCAAAACGAAAAGTTTATAAAGAACTTGAATATACTATACAAGACTTAAAAAATAAATTTATAAAGGTATGTCCGTTTAATGATTTGTATAATAGTCGCCTTGAAAAAGAACTAAGATTAATACAAGATAAAAAATTAACAAAATATTTAATACGTGCGATTGAAATATTAAATATTACAGACTATATACCACATGTCACAAGAGGTTCTTGTGGGTCATCGTTAGTTTGTTATTTATTAGGTATAAGTAATGTAGATCCAATAAAACATAATATTAAATTTGAAAGATTCTTGAATATTTATAGAGATAAATTACCAGATATAGATTTAGATTTTCCACATTACTTACGAGACGAAGTATTCTTAAGATTGGAACTAAAGTGGCCTAATCAAGTAGCAAGAATAAGTAACCATGTGCACTGGCACGAAAAATCAGCATTAAGAGAAGCACTAAGAAGAATTGGTATAAATAAACAAATATCAAAAAATGATATTCATCAATTTGTTAAAAAGTTACCTGAAGAAAAACAAAAGCAAGTAGAAAAAATACAAAAAGAATTAAATAATACATTTCGTCACTATTCATTACATTGTGGAGGAATTGTCTTCTTTCACGATGGTGTTCCGAAAGACTTAATATTTGAAAAAGTCAATCAAAAGAAAACGTTAACACAAATTATATTTGATAAAAATGATATATCAAAGCATAAGAATGTAAAAATAGATATACTATCAAGTAGAGGTATTTCACAATTAATTGGTATATGTGGAAGAAATATTGATTTTACAGATTGTCCTTATGATAAAAAAACATATGATTTATTACAATCAGGAAACAATATTGGAATTACATTAGCAGAATCTCCATTAATGAGAAAAGCACTAATGAAAATAAAACCAAAAAATATAACCGATATAGCTGTTTGTTTGGCTATAATTAGACCGGCAGCAAAAGATGCTCGTATAGAAAATAATAATATTGATTACAACACAAAATTTATATTTGATGATGATGCTATAACTATATTATCAAATACGTTGAATATATCTAATGATCTAGCAGATAAATTCAGGAGATGTATAGGAAAGGACAAATGGGATGAAGAAACAAAAGAAAAATATAAGAAACTTATGAATAAAATACCAAAAGAACAACAAATTAAAATGAAAACTTTATTAGGAAATTTAAGAGCCTATAGTTTCTGTAAGTCTCATTCCTATTCTTATGCACAATTAGTGTACAAAATAGCCTACCAAAAAGCACATAATCCATATAAATTTTGGAAATCAACACTAAAAAATTGTAGTAGTTCATATAGAAAATGGGTTCATCTATATGAAGCAAGAAGAAATGGAGTAAATGTTATGAATTTATTAAAAAAGAAAAATGATGTAAGCATCTATGCTGAAAGTAGAAGGAAGAAATTTGAAGGATTATCAAAAGTGGAACAATTAACACGATTTGGATATTGGGATATGACATATGATAGCTTCTTTCCAAACTGTTACTTTTATGAAAAAGAAAGTGGAGTATATTACTTTGGAGGAATAATTGCTTCATTAAAAGTTTTAGATTATAAAACAAAAACAATAGTAACTAGTATTGGAGTTGGAAAAGGAAAATTTATAGAAGTAATAACAAAAAGAAAATACTATAACAATAAACATTATGGATTAAGAGGAAGAGCTACATTAATAAGTGCAAAAGAAAAAACATATAATGCTTATATTGCAAAATATTATTAAATTGTTGGAACAAATTCCCAATTTAATTCATAACAAATTTTTTTCCAAATTGTATCTTGTTCAATACGTTTAATTGGGTCCTTCAACATAGGAAAAAAAGGTAAAAAAGTATTTTCATTTAATAATTCGCATAATTTATATAATACATAATAGTAGTTTAAAAAATTAACACGGTCATCTGGACAGTGTTTTGCATAGGGTTTTTGAATTTCCATAAATAAATTACATAATCTCTCTTCAAGTTCGGGGCTCATAATTGGAGGTCTAATCCCAAGTTTATCCTTGATGAATGGAATATGTTCATAATACTTGTTATATCCTAATTTCTTTAATATATCTTTTGCTTTTTTATTAGTCATTTGTTTTAGCGTAATCCTTTCTTTTTTAATTTGTAGTTTAATATTATCTAAAACTTCATCTGGTATTTGAGTAGTTTCTTTTGCTTGAAACTGGGCCAATATTTCACGAAAATGATTAATTCTTTTATAAGCATAAAAACAAACTTCTTTAGGAGGTTCTTTATAAGACGGTTTTTCGTGCTCTACTAAAAATTGTTTTTGTCTACTACATTTATTACAAATAACTAAACCTTTATAATCAACTTGTATCCATTCGCCACCGCAATTTTCACATTTTTCATAATCTATTGTAAATTTGTTCATATCTATAAAATTTTCATTTAAATTTGTTAAAAATTTATTTACAGTTGTATCTTCATTTTTATTTTTAAGAACAATATTTTTATCTTTATTAAAAAACGAATGTAATAAATCATTTTTATTATTTGATTTCCCTAGTGACACTTGTTTCTTTTTTTCAAAATACTCAAATATAACCTCTGAATTTTCCAACAAATAATCTTTTTTTTCTTTTTTTAATTTTTTTATTTTAGATTTAATTTCTTTGATTTCGTCTTCTACATTCAATCGGTCTTCGATATTATTAATGTGTAACAAAGATTCTTTTAGTTCTTTTTTTTTTGCTATTAAATTTGGAATTTGAACATTTTTGATGTTTTGAAAGGAATTCATTTTTTCATTATGCTTACTATCTAAAGTCATAGTTGATTTTTTGTTTATTTTAAATTTTTTTTTTGCTTTAGGCTTAAAATTAGGCATAATAACTTATATATTTTATAAATAACTAATATTTATATTTAAAATTAGTAAAAGCTATATGTCGTTAAATAAAAAAAAGGATTATCTATTAGATTTTTATATGGATGTTGAACTTAATGTAGAAACAAATGAAATGAAGATAGATTGTATATTATTGCAAAAAATGATATTTATTTATAATGCTTTAGAAAAAGGATGGACTGTAAAAAAAAGAAAAGATAAATATGTATTTTCAAAGAATCATAAAGGTAAAAAAGAAGTATTATTAGATGACTATTTAAAACGGTTTATGGTAGAAAATTTAGATATAAATAAAATAATTTAGCTAATAATTATTTAATTAATTAATTAAGTAATTATTAAAATTTTTTTTCTTTAGCAATATATATAAAATGGGTGGTGGACTCATGCAGTTAGTAGCTTATGGCGCACAAGACGTTTATCTTACAGGTAACCCTCAGATCACATTCTGGAAGGTAACCTATCGCAGACACACGAACTTTGCTATGGAATCAATTGAACAGACCTTCAACGGTCAAGCTGACTTCGGTCGCCGCGTTCAGTGCACAATCTCCAGAAATGGTGATCTTGCATACCGCACTTACCTTCAGGTAACTATGCCTGAAGTAAACCAATCTGACGGTGGTGATGATGATGTTTATGCACGTTGGTTAGATTGCCCTGGAGAACAAATGATCTCCATGGTTGAAGTCGAAATTGGTGGTCAGCGTATTGACCGTCAGTATGGTGACTGGATGCACATCTGGAACCAGCTTACTCTTACTTCCGAACAAGAAGCTGGATACAACAAAATGATCGGTAATACTACTCAGCTTACATACCTTACCGACCCTAAATTCGCAGAAATCGCTACTGCTTGTGGTGCAGCTTCAGTCCCTGAAGCTGTATGTGCCCCTCGCAAAGCACTTCCAGAAACTACTCTTTACGTTCCTCTTCAGTTCTGGTTCTGCCGCAACCCTGGTCTTGCCCTTCCTCTTATTGCCCTTCAATACCACGAAGTCAAGATTAACATCGAAATCCGTCCATTAGACGAATGCCTTTTCGCTGTAAATGGTGTTAGCAATACTACCGGTAACTCCAAAAAGGTTGCTGGAGCTTACAGTAAATCACTTGTTGCTGCTTCACTCTACGTTGATTACGTATTCCTTGATACCGATGAACGCAGACGTATGGCACAAAACCCACACGAATACCTTATCGAACAGCTTCAATTCACTGGTGATGAATCCATCGGTTCCTCATCAAACAAAATCAAGCTTAACTTTAACCACCCTTGCAAAGAACTTGTATGGGTAGTTCAGCCTGATGCTCATGTTGCTTACTGCGATTCATTCCTTGCTGGTCGCACTATGCACATGGCCCTTGGTGCTCAGCCATTCAATTACTCTGATGCTATTGATGCTCTTCCTAACTCCATCTTAGCATTCGGATCAGACAGACAGTCTCGTGGAGCTAACCAAGTTATCGACGCTTCTGGTCTTTTCAACGATACCCAGAATGACACAGAAGGCCAACGATTCGGGCAAAATTTGGCTGGTAGACGCGCTACCGACGGAACGGATAATTCTGTTAACGCAATCAAAGGAGAAGAGGTTAGTGGTGTAAGTGATGCTGGTGTTTTCGTTCTTGCTGAAACCGCTCTTATGATGCACTGCTGGGGTGAAAATCCAGTAGTTACCGCTAAGCTTCAGCTTAACGGACAAGACCGTTTCTCTGAGCGTGAAGGTACCTACTTTGACCTTGTTCAGCCATACCAACACCATACTCGTAGCCCAGACACTGGTATTAATGTTTACTCATTCGCTCTTCGCCCTGAGGAACATCAGCCATCTGGAACTTGCAATTTCTCACGAATTGATAACGCTACTCTTCAGCTTATCGTTTCTGCTGCCGCTATTGGTGGAACCCAGACCGCTAAGGTCCGCGTTTACGCTACCAACTACAATGTCCTTCGCGTCATGAGTGGTATGGGAGGG